AAAGAAAGACATATATTATATATATAATATATATTATATATATGTCAGAAAAAAAAAGACTGATTGTTGGCTTTAGGGATAATTATGGCGCAAACTTGCGCAAAAATAGAAAAAAGACAAAAAACATGGACATAACTAGCATTTCTAATGAAGCCCTATTGTCTGAGTTTAGCGCCAAGCTAGACAGTTTAAACAAAGCCCGTCAAGAAAACCAACTGCTTTTCTTTGAACCTGTAAATGACAATGAAGAAACAAAAAAAATATGGTCTAGTCATGCCACTCAAATATTTGTCACGGGAGGTAACAGAAGTTCTAAAACAGACACCTTATTAGCTAGATTGTGCGCCGAAATGACAGGTATAATTCCTATCTGGGCTGAAAAGTTTGGTTGGAAATCCTTGTTTCAGCCTCCAGTGCATACTAGGCTAATCCTTCGTTCTATGACAAATACGTGGCCTTTAATTCGACCAAAACTACAGTGGAATCAATGGAATGGTTTTGATAAAACCAAGGGACATTGGGGTTGGATTCCAAAGCATTTGCTTATCAATGAAAGTTGGGACGATAGCTGGTCTGCTAAAGAACGTATTCTTTGCCTTAAAAACGGCAGCACCTTACAACTTATGTCGCATGAAAATGAGGTTGAAGACTTTTCTGGTGGAAGTTTTCACATTATTCAAATTGATGAGGGTTTAGTCTGGGCTAAATATAGAGAAAATCTGCTTAGAATCTTAGACACACATGGATTCTTGATGATAGGTATGACTCCACCAGATGATGAAGCAGCCGCTTGGGATGCGGCATGGATGTATAATGAAATATACCAGAAAGGTCTAGAGGGCGTAGAAAAAGACGGCACTATTGATTCTTTTACCTTGTTTACAGAAAATAACAGGATCCTTTCTAAAGAAGTTATATCAGAGGTTATTAGGGGTTTAACTCCTAATCAACGTGAAGCTAGACTATATGGAAAGTTTCTTCATTTATCTGGTAGAATATATAAAACCTATACAGATAGACAACAATGGTGGTGCTTTGAGTGTAACGATTATATCTTGACATTTGATAATAAATGTTCTACTTGTAACAGTAATAATATTTGTTTGGTTTGTCACTATATTGAGCCTTTTGAAGTGCCATATAACTGGCCAGTTGTTTTTGTGCTTGATCCTCACCCTAGAAAACCACATGCTATGGCTTGGTATGCTATTAATCCATCAAATGATTGGTTTCAGATAGGGGAACTACAGTTAGATGCTGATCCCACAGAAGTTAGACTCAAAGTTAACGACTACGAAGAAAGTCATAACTTTCGCATCGCAAAACGACTTATTGACCCCAATATGGGAGCCAGTCCTTCAGCTGGTGGCAAGAGAAGTGTCACTGTGCGAGATCAGTTTGACGCTGCGGGACTACGTTGTGACCTTGCGGACGATAACAGGGACACCGCAAGAACTTATATCAAAGAAATGCTTGCCCCAGACTATAAAACTAGAAAGCCAAGACTCCAAGTTTTCAATACTTGTAGAGTCACAAACTTCCAAATGAAAAACTATTCATGGGATGAATGGACAAGATATAGTCATGATGAACGTAACTCTAAACCTATACCAAAAGACTTGCATAGCGACTTCCCCACTTGTTTAGGTTACTTCGCTAATATGCGACCAACTTTTTATGGTTTACATAGCGAAAGCCACATTATAAATAGAATTACAGCGGGAACAGAGAGGGGAATTTATGGATAGCAAAATAACAACACAGTATTACGTTGACAATGGCACAGCCTTACGTTGTCCTGTATGCAATACGGTTCGCTATTGGTTGTATCATAAACCTCACCCAGAGAACCCCACTGTTTTGGTGAGTGTGTTAGAACCGCCACTGCCGAAAGGTCGAAAAAAGGCTATATGCCCAAAAGATGGTAGCGAGCTTAATAGGATAGAATAATATGCCAAATGATACTACACAGCCCGTTTTGTCTGGCAACGAAACACCCGCCCCAAAGCCAGAACAAGAAAAAACTAAACTTCCTGGGCGTAAGCGAGCGCTTAAGGTAAACAAACAAGAAGTTGTAGAGTATGTTCTCAAGTCAAAGCTTGATGTGGAGAATGAACGGTCTACTTTTATTCAAAAACGGCTAGAACGTTACGGAAAGTTTCGCGGCTGGCTTATGGAAAAAACCGACCCTATTGGCAACCTATCACATAATCTTTGGATTCCAATAATGATAGTCAGCTATCTTCGACTTACAGCCACCTTGGAAAATGCCCTTAAGGGAACACGTCCGCTTATGGAAGCTAAAGCTAGACAACGCATTCATGCTCCCAAGACAGAGCGTTTAGATAAGTACCTTGATTACCAGTTTTTCACAGAACTAGAAGGAGAGAAAATAATAGACGATTATGTCGCAAATTTGGTTCAAGACGGCACGGTTTTTACACACCAACGTTATGTTAAAACAAAGAGAACAATAGATGATGTGCGAGTTCTACCGCCACTTAACCCCGACATTGACACTCGTTCGCAATTGTTGGCCTATGTGCCAGCTATTTTCCCAACATTTAATATAACAAGTGACAAGGCAACTATGTTAGACAATGAGGGATTAGAATGGAAAGTAGCCTATAAAAATGATAAAGGCGAACCTTCTACCGCTATTGTTGAATTTTATGAGATGGCAAATGGGCGTATTCAAGCGCATATACGTTTTTCCACTACTGTTTATGACGGCAATGTTATAGAAGTTCATGACCTTGAGGATGTTTTGTTTCCTATTCGCTCTGCCAATCTTCAACCGCCAGGGCCAGAAAACCCGCACGGGGCGCGCTTTGTTTTGCGCTTGTGTAATCGTGTAACAGTAGATGAAATTGTGCGTAAGGTTAAAGATGGAACTTACAGTATGATTTCAGAAGAAATGCTTGCCGCAATAGAAAATTCTCGCACAACGACTGGTTCAGGCAAAGACGAAGATATACTCAAGCAAGAAAAAGATGTCCATGAGGGGACACAAGCTGTTTACTCATATACTGGTATTGATACACAGATTATTGAATATTATGGTCCTTGGGATGTGGATGGTGACGGTCTAGATGAAGAAGTTATCTTTTGGGTTGCCAGTGACGCAAAATTGCTTTTAGAGGCGCGATTACTAACAGAAGTTTATCCTGGTTTACCTATCAGGCGTCCTTTCACTAGTGAATCATTGTTTCCTATTCCAAATAGAATCCTTGGTATAGGACTTTTAGAGCTACTTGAGCCAATACAAGATGCTATGAAATATCTCATGGATATGAATTTTGATTGGGGCACTATAACCAATCTACCGTTTGGGTTTTATCGTCCGCCAAGCAGTATGGTTTGGGAAAATAGCAAACTCTTGCCTGGCACATTGTACCCACTGGATAATCCATCACAGGATGTGTATTTTCCAACATGGAATAGAGATCAAAGTTGGAATTTTAATACTTACAGCTTGCTTCAACAACTTGGTGAGCGAATATCTATGCAGTCAGATTTCAACTATGGTCGTGTGCCTGCTGGCAAGGCTTCTGCTTTGCGCACAGTTGGAACCACAATGGCCTTGCTTAACCAAAGTGATGTGAGATCAGAACAAGTGCTAAGACGCGTGTTTCATGGCTTTTCACAGATATATAGTCTAATGCACAGGTTAAACAGGTATAATCTTGTTGATAAAAAAGAATTTAGAGTTGCCGGTTTTCCTGGACAAGCTCAAGATGCCTATGAAACTCTTGGCCCAGAAGAGATATATTATGATGTTGACTTTGAATTTCGTTCTAGTTTGCTTAATTCTAATAAACAAGCTGTAGCTCAAGCTTTTTCAGAGCTAGCTGCCACTTTAATCTCTCCTTTAGCTATTCAGATGGGTATTGTTACTCAGACAGAGGTTCATAATTTATTGCGCGACATGATTAAAGTTAGAGACTTTGACCCTGATAGATACTCACGCAGACCTCCAGAATCCCAAATGGGGCCGAAGTTATTGGCAGAAGAGGCTATATCTCTAATTATCTCAAATCAAATGCCAAGTGGAACAACGTTAGAACCACCACAAGAACACTTGCAAAAATTGATGGAGTTCAGAAAAAAGCTAGAAGAAGTTATTTCACCAATCCAATTAAGATTGCTTGAAGCCTGGATACGCAAGGTTATCGAAATGGCTCGACAAGAAATTATGATGCAGCAAATGACAATGGCAGCAGGACAAACACAAGGAGCAACGGGCGCTAGCGGCCCTAGTGGAATTATAGCCGCAGGTCAAACTTCTGTGCCGCAAACGACTCAGGTTGGCTCAGGAGAGCTTATAGATGAAAGCTTAGGAGGATTAACACAGTAAAACTCTGCTTAGAAGAATATAACATTAAACTAATTTTAGAGTTAGTGAAAGAAGGAATATATATCTATGCCAGACTTGATGGATTTTAAAAATCTACTTGACCAACAAGCCGCCAAATTTCGTGAACAAAAGGCTGAACAAGAAAAACAAGTCAAGTACGAAGCTATTGTCATGTCAGAGCTTGCTAGTGACCCTCGATGGAAGGTTTTAATGGCAAAAATTGAAGTGCCCTTGCAACAAGCCATAAACCAAATAAAAATATGTGAGCAAAATTTGTGTAGGGGCGCAATACTCGATCAACTCACATATGTAAAGATTAAAGCCGAATTAGCTGTTGCCGTAGCCAAGAGACAAGCTTTTGAGTTTGTGTTGAATAGCGTAAATGACGCGCTTTTAATAAGAGAGGGCAAAACAAATGAAGAAAAAAAATAGAGACAAAATTCTTGATGTTCGTGATGCTGTTGAAACAGCTATTGAAACTTCGAAGAAAGATAGAACATCAACGTGGAAACGCGCAATTCCTGTTAACCGAATTAAACAATATCGTCAGATTTGGAAAAGTAATGTGTTATTTAAAGCTAAACCAACCAGATTTATAGCCTCTTGACATCAACAAAACAATAATGTAAGCTTTTTTCTTAGCCAAAGGAGGTTATTTGTATGCCGGAGAAAACAGGACGCACGGGCCGTCCAGGGAATTCCACTATATATCATAGTATCGAGATTAAAACTGCTCATCCAGAAAAGCTGCAATTTGTTAAGTCGTCAAGAACTGTCAAAACTTATACACCAGGATTTAAGGTGCATGAATCTAACGCAAAAAGAAGCTCTGAGCATAAAGTTGGCAAAAAGTACTAATGTCAAAATATAAAAAACTTATAGCTGTTTTAGTGGGATTTGCGGCTTTAAAACTTAAGGAGCACATTGGCCTTGATCTTGGCAAAGAAGTTATAGACCAAGTAGTTGACATAATGATTATGGCGTTAACTGCTTTAAGTGTTTATTGGACAAGAAACGAGAAATAGCTTTGGAAGAAAAAAGCCTAGCAAAACCAAATATTGTTGATGTTAAAGATACAATTGATGCTTTAGTCAATCGTAACGGTGGCAAACCACGTCTTGAAATGTGGAATTATAAAGATAGGGGAGATGGCTTGACATATAGTTTTGTTAAAGCTACAATAACCTGGAAATGGTTAGATGGATCAACGCAAACTCACTAATAATAAGTTAGAAAAACATTTAAGAACTTGCAAATAGCTTAGCCGATAGAAGCTAAGTCACGGTTTCTTAGAAAAGCCCGTTAAGCAACCTTAAGCCGGAAGGCATAGAGGTTTTTTAACGGGCTTTTTTGTTGTTCGCCTGGCCCAAGGCGCGGGGTCGCACAGCCCTTTCTGTGCGCGGCAATGTGAAGCCTAAGATCACGGAGGATTTTTTTATGGCAGACGAACAAACTACTTTACCTAACGAAAAAATAGAAGCAGAGCAAGATGTTAATAACACACAAGAAACAACAACTCCACAAGATAAAACCACAGAATTAGAGAAAACCGAGGAACCTGGCGGCGCAAGTGGAGAAGCTGTATATGCTAGGAAG